TGAGTATCTGTTAACTGTGCCATAATAGCTAGCTTAACATTAGATAAAGCGACTTGATCTCCTTGTTCTGCTACTCGCTCCAGTATCTTGGCTGCAATAGTTTCTTTTGTATCAGAACTTTTTTCTTCTTTGCTATCCTCTTTTGCCTCAGAGGTTGGTTCACTATCGGACTCTTCTTGAACCACTTCTACCTCAACAGACATTTCTTCCATGTCTATTTCAACTATTTCTACATCAATTTCCATATCCCCTTCCATTGTAGTGATTTCCATTTCCATACTGCCGGTATCAGTTTCTACTATTTCAAAATCCATAGTTATTATCTCTTCAAAATCAGCAGATATCTCTATTGTAAAATCTGCTAATACCTCTACAGGAGCTATATCAATAGGATCAAAAACAGGTGGAATATAGACAGAATCAACTTCATAAGTTTGTGATGTAATAACTGATTGTACTTGTTCAGTGACTATATTTTCTACTAAAGTAATTACTTCTTGTACTTGAGAATAGACTGCCCACATTCTCATGTCATCAATAACAGGACCATACCAACCTGCCCAATAACCATTATCCAAACCATAATAAGTAGCAATCGCTAAAGTATCGGAACCTAATGTGTTAGTAGGGATAGAGAAAGAAGTTTGATAGGTTTGCCAAGCATTGCCCACGGACCAGCTAGTTGTTTTCATATAATCTTCGCCTGTCGTTGGGTCTATTACTTTTAAGGTAATTGTAAATGTATCTAAATTACCGCTAGAACAATCGCCACCTATTTGATTAGTGCAAGCATAAACATCTGCTTGGCCATATAAATCAAAACCTTCATTGATTTCTGTTACGTCTAAATAGTCTGTTAAATTTTCACTAAATGTTATTTGTCCACCTGTATAATCAGTATGAACATGACCTGTATTGTTAGAATAGACGTGATCTAAAACTCCACCTGATGTGGATTTTGTAGCAGTAGTGATAAGGTTATTGGTAGTTTCTGTACTAACTATTTCATAGCTAGTTTGTTGAATATATTCGACTGTTTCTACTTCTTCGATAACTGTTTCTGTGTGAGTATAAGTATAAGTTGTTTCTTCAAAGTCCCCTACCAGCTCCACAGAACTATCTGATAAGACAGATTCCAAGGTAACTGAGATAACAGTACCACCACTGGGGCCAGTATCTCCAACGACATATTGTTGCTCGTAGCCTTTAGAAGAGGTAGATGCCAGTAGCAATAGCCAACAATAGACCACCGCCAATAATATATTTCTTAGCATTGCTAGGCTCCTTATAACCTGGTTTATCTTCTGGGTGTGAATCCCATCCTGCTTGTGCAGTTTCACCTATGGTTCCAAAATAAGGACAAGGTGTTCCTGCCATTTCCATTGCATCAAAAACTCTTGGATCTTGACAGAGTACAGATACTGCTGCCACTTTCATTCCCATACCATAGAGGGCACGAGATAATTTTAATCTTTCACAGTTTTCATCTGTATTAACTGTGGCACCAGCGATTCCCAATATTTGTGTCTGAACTGCTGCGCTTGCCCCAGTGGTACAAACGTCTTGGTTATTGACAATAACACTTGGCGCTGAAGCTGTTGATGGTGCCTTATCCACTGTTGTAGTTCCAGTAACTGTAGATGATACTGTGTTTGTTTCTGCTTTTGTTTCAAAGGAATAGGTGCAAGCAAAAAATAAAAATACTGCCGAGATTAAATACAGAAACCAATCTTGTTTCATTTAGCATCTCCAGCGTTTACGTGCTTGTCTTAATCTTGAATTTGGATCTTTTGCTGCTTTTGGAAACTGTTTCATCTGTCCTGCAGAACGAGCACAAAATGATTTTCTTCTTTTTGCATCTTTACTACCAGGTTTTACTTTTCCTGTTACTGCTGTTTTTAATTTAGAACCAGGATTAGCTTTTCTATAAGCCTTAACCCCTTTTTGAGTCATCCCCGCCCCAGATTTAGTGGGGCGGAAATTTCCAGATTTTACTGAAGTCTTAATATTCATTAAGCACCTGTGTAAAATACAGTACAAGTTGTATTTGTAGCGGTAACACTCAGATTAGTTTTAAATACAACACCTTGTTCTGGGATATGCATTGCAAAGTCTGAGGTACCTCCAACAACGGCTACATTGAATTTTTCAACGCCACCATCACTAAATGTTACAGTGCCAGCGTTAGCAGTTACACCAACAATAAATCCTTTGAGTCGAGCTCTTGAGGCATTTATTACTGTAGTACCTGATCCTGCACTTTTAACACTTACATCACTATCGAAGGCCATGAGTTACCTCCTTATATTGATGATATGTTAGCGAGTGTATCACATCTTAACCAAGATGTGCCATCAGAAAATGCATAAGTAGCAGCTCCATTAGCTCCATCTTGAACGTAAATCATTACGCCTTCATTAACATCTGCAACTAAAGATGTGCTTCCTGCTGTAATCACAGTGTTGCTTGTTCTTGTGAATGGAGTGTTGCCACCTTGTTGTGTGTCATTTGGGGATGTTCCTGCGTTTGGATTTGCACCACCGATGAAACCATTTAAAGATGTAACTGGTCCTTTAAAAGTAGTTGTTGCCATAATAAACCTCCTAGGTTGTATAGACCGATTACATAGTCTCTATACCCGTCTGCTAGCTCAGTCTATGTAATCTGTTATGCTAGAACTCTTTTATAGCATAAAAAAAGGGGGCATCAAAGCCCCCTTTAAAAGTATTATCTACTTAATGATTATGCACCAGAAGTACCGAATACACAACGAGGATCAGAGAAACCAAATGAGTATCTCTCTCTTGCTTTGTATCGGATGTTTCCTGTGTCGAAATCACCTTCCATAGATGTCTTTAATGGGCTTCTTGAGAACATCTTGAAGCCATTAGGAGCATCTGTCTTGATGTAGAAAGCGTCAGCATCAGTTAAGTAGTGGTTCACAACATAACCCTGTGGGATCATTGACATGTTCTTAATAGCGTTGATGTCGTTGTCTGCTGTTCCAACTCTTAAAGAAGTGTTTAAAAGTCTGTCAGCAGTGAACTGTAACTGTCGAGGTACGATTAACTTCATACCTTTGATAGCTGTTCTTAAGCCTCTCTCATCTCTGAAATCAGCGATGTCGATAAGTGCTTGCTCAAGTGATGTTTCGTTCAAGTCAGCATCAGTTGATAATCTGTTTGATAGATATCCACCAGATTGTAATGGGTGCTGAGTGTTGATCAAAGATACACCATCACCACCAGGATTTGATCCTGCTGCGCCGGCTGAAGCAAAAGCGTTGTTAAGAACTGCAGCGCCCTTAACTTGCTTTGTGTTTGCCATTGAACGAGCAAGTGCTCTTGTATATCTAGCAGCAAGTCTGTCGTAGAGGTTGTCCTCAACAGCTTCCTCAGTGATAGAGAATGCAAGTGCGATTGTCTCGTGTGTGTATCTAGCAGTAAATGTTTCGTTTGCTGTATCGAATGATACGCCTTCACCTTCTTGTTTAGTTGGTGCAGTTCCGAAACCTGCTAACATTACTTCTTCTTCGAACGCTCTGTCTGATGACTCAGTGTCGAAGATTTCAGCATGTTCGTTGTCGTATCTGTCATACTCCAGGCCGAATAGTGCATTCAAACCTGGCTCTAGTTCTTTAACTAGTTGGGATCTACTTATAGCCATAGTTTAATACCTCCTATACGCCTGCTGTATTAGCACTGTATAAGTGCTTGTTCCATTTAATAACGACACTACAGTTGTTTGAAGATGTGTCACTGTTCTCTGGATCTCCAGAAAGAGCAACAATCTTAACTGAGTTGTTTGCACTGTTACCGAAAGTTTCAGCGTTTACTGCAGCTTGTGATGTACCACTGTGTGTTAGACCAGCAGTGTATACTAAGTTTGCAGTTGCACCGATATCAGTATTAGCGAAAGCACCAGTTGCTTGAACTTCAAACAATTGATTTGGATCGTCTAGTACGAATGCTTTGATGATACCATCGTAGCTTGATGTGTTAGCTGGGAAAGAATTTCTCCATACGGGTTTTCTTGTGTTAACGTCAACATATTCGCAACCATTGAAAACACCTACTACTACATCGGAAACACCATTAGCTACGTTGATTACACCATTAGCTGTCATCTGAACAGGATCTCCCTGAAAGATTGCAGTTCCAGAACCATTAGCGATGAGATACTGAGTCTGACCATTTGTTGATGGGCCAGAACCATTCATCCTTACAGCTCTAAAACCATATGCATTAGCTTGGTTTGCCATAGTTATACTCCTTTAAAGTATTTATTGTTAGTAAGTGCTACGTCTTGGTCGAAAAGAAAATTATTCATTTTTATTCGAGCCACCGAACGTAACTTTAGTTTGTCGTTGTGGTTTACTAATCGGCATCCTTGGGTCTTCCTCTTTCATTAGATCGTTATCAACAGCCTGCTGTTGATCGTGTGCAAGTTGAGAGTAATATTGATCTCTCTCTTTAGCGATCTCAATTGGAACCCGAGCCAATAATAATCCACCAACCGATACAACACCTGCGTGCTTACCTTCAGCTTCACTAGGAAAATCAAAATCGGGATATTCGTCGGCTCTGACAAGTTCATATCCTTGTCTAATACGACCGATAACATTTTTGTTATCTTCATATCCTCGTACTGATTCCCTAATCCATCTGAATTTAAACCCTGCTGGTGGTTCGGGAGTGTCTAACGAGCTTGGTAGTTGCCAGTGTTTAATACGAGCTGTCTTTTCACGCGTTTGTGCAGATCTCGAAGTTTTATCTATTTGTGTCATAGTTACCTCCTACTCTGTAACTTAAGTTTCTCTTTCGCATATTGCTCTGGAGTTAAATTAAGTCGTTTTGCCATGTGAAGCTCTGTGCTTGACAACTTAACTACGTTTCGTCCTGTGCCTCTGTTTCTATTTGCGCTTGCAACAGTTTGGACTGGTTGTTGCTTAACGGGAGCTTCTTCCTCTACGGAAGTTTGCTCTTCAAACTTATGCGGTAAATTTGCACGCATACGTTTATCGATCTCACTATAGTAAATATCTGAGCGAGGATCAATATTTTCTTGCACTAATTCGTCATGGATTGCATAGGCTACTGTGGTCATTACCTTATCATTCCCAAACCATTCATTCTCTGCCGCCCAAGCTTCCGCTTTAGGGTCACGAACTGCTGATTGTGCAGGTTGAGGAATTTGATAATCACTCTCTTTAGCCGGACTTTTTGCTAGTTCTTCACGCTCTTGCTTCATTGTATCGTATCTAGCTTGTTCTGCTCCAAGTCTACCGATATCTAATTGAGCCTGGGCCACTGCTTCATAGTCCTGGTCTTCCATAGCCTTCTTCAATTTAGCTTTTGCAGCTTCCATTGAATTAGTCAATCTTCCACCGAATTCAGTAAAATAGCCATCGTTAGTTTTATTTAACTGTGCTCTAGCCTTATCTCTCTCTTCTTTAAGAAGTCTAGCAATATTAATTGCTTCCTCTTCTCTTCGACGAGATTCGCCTAACTGATAAGCATATTCATCAATTCTTTTTTGAACTGCTTTACTATACTTCTCTTTAGTCTCTTTAGGCTTTTCTTCTTTTACTGGTTCAGCTTCTGAAGAAACTTCTTGCTCTTCTTGAACTTCAATATCGCCTCTAGGCTTTTCTTCTTTGAGTTCAACTTCTTGGTTATCTACTTCAGTAGGAGTTTCAATTCCTTGAACTTCTACATCCATATGACCAGTTTCACGAGCTTCTTTTTCGCGTTGAAGTTCTTCAACTTGTTTCATTACTTCGTTCATGTATATACTCCTAAAATATCTTCAGGACTTTTTACTGTCCCTAAAATTTCATCGTCATTTAATATTCTAAGTTCGCCACCCTCAATTTTAATTCGAGAGCCTGCGTACCTGGCAATAATTACCCAATCGCCTTTTTTACACCAAGCACCATTAGGAAACTTTTCAGTGTCTTTATAAGCGAGGTCGCCCACTTCTAATACTAAAGCACATACAGAAGCAATCTGTTGTTCTTCAACTGCTTTGTCGGTTAATAAAACACCGCCCTTTGTTTTTCCTACACCTTTGTAAGGAAGAACTATTAATCTCCAACCTGTCGGTTTGGGGATTCTCTCTAAAGCCGGGGGTGTATCTTCTTTCTTTTCAGCAGCAGGTTTAATTCCTACTATCTTCTTATCAGGAAGTATTATTCCTGGTTTCTGTGTCATCGTCTATCTCCCATTTGCGAAACAGTTCCCTAGTATCTGAATCGAGTTTGCGTAATGAGGTGAGCTGACCAACTAGGTTTTGATACGACGCCCAATCTCCTACGTTCCCATCCAAAATAGCAGATATTATATCCTCTTGTCTAGTCTTAATTAATCTTAAGATAGCAGTATAGATATTATCTTCTCTCACTATTTTTTGAATTTTTTGATTGCAAGGTCTGTTACTTTAAGACCAAAGCTTGAAGCGATTGCTGCCATTAAAGCCCAAATATACCAATCTGGTAATTCATCTAGAGCTAAAAATCCGTCTTTTAGTTTTGTAATCCAATCGGGTCTACCTAAGAATACAGCAAGAAAAACTATAATAAGGGGAACTGACAAGATAACTGTAAACCACTCATCTCGCCAAGACTCCCCCATATTTTTTTGAGCTTGAAGTTTATATTCAATTTCACCTTCTGCCATTTTCATAGCATGAGTCTGTTCTGCTTGCGCTAAATATTTTTTAGTTTCAGTCTTTGTCTTAATGACATCGACTAATCCACCAGCAACAGTAGAAATTAAACTCCAAAGCATTGATTAAATATATTGTGCGATTACCCAGCCAATAGCAATACCAATTACAAGCCATTTCTTTTTAGGGTGATCATTCCAGAGTTGTTTAATTTTATCCATTACTTTACTCCTATGAATTTTGTTCCACGGATTGCAGAACCTGTTCCTCTCATACCCTGAGAGTTTGGACCCTTTTTAGGGGGAACTGTTCTAGTTAATCTTTTACCTTCAACCGAACCTCCATTACTATATCCGAAACCTGATTTAATGTCATCCTCTGATATGACACCTGCGTCGAGCAATTTCTTTTGCTCATCAAAATCAATGGATCTATCTTCTTCCATTTTTTTAAGAACACTTTTTTTAGAGTAATACTCTTTTTTCTTTTTCTTTTTAAACTTTTCGCTAGGCGCTTTTCTTTTTAATGGGGGCATTAGAATACTCCTTTGAAACCTTTTCCTGTGATAGCTTTTCCTGTTCCACGAACCATTCCGCCTTTGTTGTATTTTTTAGCCATTCCACCACAACTACAAGACATAGCTCCACATTTCTTACAAGCCATTCCACCACTGTTAGCTTTTAGTATTTCAGCAGACTCGTATTTATCTTTAAATCTTTTTTTAGGACGTTCAGGCAGTCCATCAGGTATGTCTGTTAATTTAGGACGTTCAGGTAAAGTAAATTTACTAGATTCTTCGTTGCCTTTTTTCTTAGTGCTACTGTGTCTCTCACCTTTTTCTTTTTTAATTTTATTTGCCGGCATAATAAACTCCTTAATGTACTGTCTTGTTACTGAGGCTACTTAGTTCAGTAGTAGCATCAAATTTAAAACTCGCTAGCAACTTTAACAAATCTTGTGTTTGTTGCAACCCTATTTCCTTGTTCATGGCCCACTGACCTACTGTTAGAAATGCAGTAGCAATAGCTAATCCATCTACATTTTGACTACAATATAGGGCATATAAACTTTTAAATTCTTTTACTAGACTATCAACAACGTCTTTATCAACTTCTTCCCAGTTACTTAGAAGATTTTTTGGTTTTTCTTTTTTTTCCATTTGATTTACCTGCCTCACTTAATGCTATTGCTATCGCTTGTTTCTGAGGTCGTCCCTCTTTCTTAAGCTTCTTTATATTAGCACTAATTGTTTGCTGGGAGCTACCTTTTTTTAGTGGCATTCATCCTCGCAATCTGAACGGCAGTTCGTTGATCCTGTATATCTCTTTGATTTTGTAATTTTTGTGAATCAATAGATTTTTTGTAACTTAATTTTTCTTCTTCTAGTTTTTGTTTCGCTAAATCATCTGCAGCATCTAAATTTATTTCTTGCTGCTTTAGATCTAATTCTCTTTGTTTGATTTCAACAAGAGGATCTTCTCCTTGACCTGTAAAACCAATTGCATCTTGTTCTTCTGCTACTGCTTCGTTAATCATCGCTGCAATTTTTACGGCTACTCTTCTTTCAATCTCTGGTTGGAATTGTTTCATTAACTCTTCTGGAAGTTGTCCACCAAACTTCATCGCTTGTTTGTTAAGCTCAGGTTGAACTTCGGCCATCACTTCTGCTCTTGCTAATGCAGCAATATGTTCGGTGATATGTGATTGTAAAATTGTCATCACTTGAGGATTGTTTCTCACTAAGTAAGAACTCATAAATGCTCTATGCGCTTCAATGTGTGCTTCATGATCTTGTTGTGGGAACACCACTAAAGATTGCATTCTTAATGCTTGAGCATTTTCCATACCAGGATCCATTGGCTCAGGTTTAGCCGGAGGTGGTAAGATTGCATCAATCTGTTGAACACCTAATGCTTGGTACATTCTTCTGTACGCTTCATACTGATTGTGAATTTGTGGATTAGCCTGGGCTAATTGTAATTGAGATTGTGCCAACATAATTCGCTGACTCATAGAAAAAATATCTGGGTTTGAAACAGGTTGAACATCCACTCTCTCATCAAAGTCGGAAGCTTTGATCATTCTGTTTCCACCTTCTACATTGTAAGGATATTCGGGTGGAAGAGATGTTGCGAAAATTTTAGCGAGTAATTCGAATTCATTTTTTTGGGCATAGTGGCAACGCTTATGAATAGCGGACATTACCCGTGTACCCTGTTCTAATAATGCGATTGTAGTACCGACAGGATTTGCTTGGGAACCTTCTCCCACTTTCATATCTGCAATAGCCGCGAATCGTCGACCACTGTCCACGACATAGCCTAAAAGATTAAAGAGCGTTTGATCTGGGCCTTTATAAGGCAACGGCATTAATGCGTTTCGAAGATCGCCTCCTGGTGCATCGACATCTCTAAACTCACCAGGGGTGAGTGGCTCGTCGTCATCTCTCACTCTTAGCCCTCTTGATTTAAAACCTGCGGGAAGATTCGATAGCGTACCTGCATCTAACAATGCTCTTAAAGCAGAGGTAGCAGTACGGGTTAATCCTCCCAACATATGTACCAGTCCGAAGCCATAGAAGCCTAGCCCTGGTAAAAACTTGTAATGAACAAAATATTGATTGCGTTTAAATAAAGGATCGTTCGGTGCGTAGTTTCGATAGATCGATAATATCTTTCCTGTACCTTGTTCCAATGTCACAATGTATGGAAGTTTTAATCCTGTGGGCTCACCATCTGTTCCGACATTTTCATATCCACTTAAATCTAAATCGACATGCATCTCTAACAGAATATACTGACCATTGAAGTCGCCTCTCTTAACGCCTTCTAGCTCATCATACTTTTCTTGAATATCCGAATACGCTTGATAGAGATCGTCGTTATCATCGATGTCAATGTCTCTGTAAAAACCAGAAAGCATTTGTCTCTTCAAATCATTCGGAGAAATTTTTAATTGGTGTGTAATTCTTTCTGCATCTTCTAAATCACTAGCACCATAGTTAATAATTAAATCTTCGGCCGGCACAAATTTAGAAACAGGTCTTCCTAAGTTTGCGTCGTAATAAACTTTTTTAAAAGAGCTACCGGCTAAAGGTAAATGAAAAAGCATTTGATCCATTTCAGGATCGTACTCTCTCATCTGATACATTAACTGATAGTTCATAAATTCTTTGACGCGATGAGCTTGTTGTTCTGTTTCGTTATTCACTTCACCAACGATGGCCGTTTTCACTGGACCACCTGCGGGTAATAATTCTTTATATGCTCCCGCTTGAAATTGTGTGACGGCTTCTGCTAGTAGTGGGTGCGATACGGAGGCTGCCCCTCTGAAGGGTTCGCTCACTTCTGTATATTTAAAACCTAATAGATCTAAACCTTTGATGTAGGATTTTTCCCAATCTTCTCTTGAAGTAACATCGACAGAGTATTGACTTCGTAAATCGTTAGATAGCTGCGCGAGAGTTGGTTCTTCAATGATCTCTGCTAAGTTCTCAGAAAAATTATCTTGAGAA